GCGTGGGACTTGGGATACCGAGACGACACGGCCATCTGGTTCTACCAAGTGCTACGTGGCGAGGTCAGGGTTATCGACTTCTTTGCCGTATCAGGCGCTGACATTCACTACATTGCCGAAGCGGTAAGGAAAAAACCTTACGATTACGCCAGACATTACCTGCCGCACGACGCCAGAGCCAAAAGCTTGCAGACCGGGCGCAGCATCGTGGAGCAGTTGGCGAGTTACCTAGACATCAAGAAACTGGCTGTAGTGCCTGACATTGGCTTGCAGTCGGGTATCCAAGCAGTTCGCATGATGCTGCCACGGGTGTACTTTGACGCTGAGAAGTGCCACGACGGTATTGAGGCTTTGCGCCAGTACCAACGTGAGTACGACGAGGACAAGAAAGCCTATCGGCAGAGTCCACGCCACGATTGGACATCACACCCTAGTGACGCTTTCCGGATGCTTGCGGTATCATGGCAGGAGCAAAGTGACAAGTCCCCGACCACGGTAGAGCCTAAACCGCTCATGGTCGGCCCTGAGAACACAGTTACGCTCAACGATATGTGGCAAGTGCACGACCGCACGGTGAGCAGGAGGGCGAGAATATGAGTCTCCCGGTTACACAGAGCCAGAACTACAAAAACATCACCAGCACCACGACCGTGAAAACGGGAACGGGCGGAATGTTTGGCATTTTCGTGGCTTCAGCATCTAGCACCCCGACCATTAAGGTCAGCGATGGCGCGGTTACGGTGGTAAACACCTTCACCCCGGCAGGCGCGACGTTCTACACGATCCCGGCTAACTTTAGCACCAGCCTTGTCGTGACTATCGGCGGCACGGTTGACTGCACGGTGTTCTGGTCGTGAGCCGAAAGGCGGGGCTGTACGCCAATATCCTCGCTAAACGCGAACGGATAGCGGCTGGCTCCGGCGAGCGGATGCGTAAGCCCGGTGAGAAGGGCGCACCGACCGCGTCGGCGTTTAGAGAGTCTGCAAAGACCGCCAAACCCGAGAAGAAGCGATGAGTGCAGCGTGGCAGCGGAAAGAGGGCAAGAACCCGAAAGGCGGGTTAAATGCCGAGGGTCGTGCGTCTTACAAGCGTGAGACGGGTGGAACCCTTAAGCCGCCAGTTAAGGCTGGTGACAATCCGCGCCGCGCATCATTCCTCGCTCGCATGGGCAATATGTCAGGGCCGATGAAAGACGATAGCGGTAAGCCAAGCCGTTTGGCGCTTGCCCTACGCGCATGGGGCGCATCATCGAAGGAAGATGCCAAGGCAAAAGCCAAGGCGATCAGCTCCCGCAATAAGGGTAAGGACTAATGGAAAACCTCACCAGCCCCGAGTTGGACAAGTACCTCCGCACAATCGGAGCGTATGACAACGAGTTTGCCAAGTGGCAGGCCCGTACTAAGAAGATCATCAAGCGATACCGCGATGACACTCGTGGGCAGTCAGGCAACGAGACGGCTAAGTTCAACATCCTCTGGTCAAACGTCCAGACGTTGATCCCGGCTGTTTACGCCAAACTCCCGAAAGCTGACATTTCCCGCCGATTTGGTGACAACGACCAAGTAGGCCGCGTGGCGTCGCAAATTCTGGAACGTTCCATTGACTTTGAGATTGAGCATTACCCCGACTTCCGCAACACGATGCGTTATTGCGTGGAAGATCGGTTCCTCGGTGGACGCGGCACGGCATGGGTGCGTTATGAACCGCACGTACGACCGCAAGGCATTGAAGATGACGGCTTACAGGTTACTGAGGACGTAGAAGCAGGCGAACTCGCCGAGGTTCCCGAAGAAGTTGATTACGAACGCGCCCCGGTGGATTACGTCCATTGGCGCGATTTCGGCCACTCACAGGCCCGCACATGGGAAGAAGTGAGTCAGGTATGGCGCTGGGTCTACATGAGCAAGGAAGCCCTTGCAGAGCGTTTTGGCGAGGATGTAGCCCGCAAGATACCGCTAGACCAAGGCCCGGAACCGCTTAACGCCTACAACGAGTCCAAGCGTTCGTATAACCGTGCGAAGATTTGTGAACTCTGGGACAAGGAGACGCTAAAGGTCTACTGGTTCTGTAAGGGTATGCCGCAGATGATTGATGTGCGGGATGACCCATTGGGGCTGGAGGGTTTCTTCCCCTGCGCAAAGCCGCTGTACGCCACGACGACAAGCGACACGCTGGTTCCCGTCCCTGACTTCATCCTTTACCAAGATCAGGCGATGGAGTTGGACATCCTCTCCGACCGCATCGACGGGTTGGTAAAGGCGCTGCGAGTGCGTGGTGTCTACGACGCCAGCCAACCTGCCCTGCAACGGTTACTGACGGAAGGCGACAACAATGCTCTTATCCCGATTGATAAATGGATGGGCTTCTCTGAAAAGGGCGGCCTTAAGGGCAGTATCGACCTGCTCCCATTGGATACGCTTTCGCAAGCCCTCCTCCAATGCTATCAAGCCCGAGCGGACATCAAGAACCAAATCTACGAAATCACGGGTATCGCAGACATTATCCGTGGTCAAAGCTCCGCATCTGAGACGGCCACGGCCCAACAAATCAAAGGCCAATACGCCGGACTAAGACTGCGTTCGATGCAAGAGGACGTAGCCCTCTTTGCATCTGAGTTAATTCGATTGAAGGCGCAGGTGATGTGCGCCAAGTTCCAACCGCAGACGATCCTTTCGTATGCTGCCGCACAGCAGATGGCAGAAGTGGATCAGCAGATGATCCCGCAAGCCTTGGAACTGCTGACCGACCGCCCGCTGCGTAACTTCCGCGTAGACATCGCTGCCGATAGCCTCGTCCAGATCGACGAAGCGCAGATGAAGCAGGATCGCTTGCAGTTTATTCAAGCCTTTGGTGGCTTCCTGCAACAAGCCCTGCCGGTGGGTCAGGCATCGCCAGAGTTAGTGCCGGTGATGATGGAATTGATGAAGTTTGGTGTGCAGGCGTTTAAGGCGTCTCGCCCGATTGAGGGTCAGATTGACGCTGCAATGGAGCAGATGAAACAAGCCGCCCAACAGCCTCGCCCGAATCCTGCAGCCGAAGCGGAGAGCGCCCGAATGCAAGCCGACCAAGAGCGTATGCAAATGGAACTCCAGATGAAGCAGCAGGAGGCGCAGGTAGAGGCGCAGCTGAAGCAGCGTGAACTGGAAATGCAAGCGCAAATGGACAAGTACAAGGCCGACTTGGACGCGCAGACCAAGATCAACGTGGCTCGCATTGGTGCAAACCCCGGCGTAGACATCCCTATGCTGGAGGTCACCAAGGCCAACACCGAGCGCATGATGGAAAACGTGGAAAACAACGTCACCGCTTCCACGCAAGCGGTAATCCAGATGCAGCAGCAGACGACGCAGCTGTACGGCGAGATGATGGCGAAGCTAGAGGCAGCGTTGCGCGCAATGACAGCGCCCAAGCGCATTATCCGTGGCCCCGATGGCCGCGCAGCCGGTGTGGAGTTGGTGCAACAGCCGCTCCCGCTTGGTCAGCCGCAGCCGCCCATGCCGATGACGAGGCAGTAAGCCGTGGCTTTCGTACTACAGGATCGCGTCAAAGAGACGACCGCCACCACAGGGCTTGGCACGTTCACCCTTGATGGTACGTCCACCGGCTTTGTGCCGTTCTCGGTCATTGGTAACGGCAACGAGACGTACTACACCGCCGTAGACAGCGCCACGGGCGACTGGGAAGTGGGTATCGGTACGTACAACGTCAGTACGCTGACCCGCGATACGGTGCTAGCCTCTAGCAATTCGGGTAACAAAGTCCCGTTTGCGGCAGGCAGCAAAGACGTATTTGTAGCGTATCCAGCCGAAAAGGCCGTTACGTTAGATACCGCACAAACGCTGTCGAACAAAACGCTTTCCAGCGCCGACCTCGGCACCCCGACTGCGATCGTGCTGACCAATGGCACGGGATTGCCGCTTACGACTGGCGTAACAGGTACGCTTCCGGTCGGCAACGGTGGTACAGGTGCCAACTCCTTAACGGGATACGTTAAAGCGTCAGGAACGTCCGCCTTTACTGCCGTTGCCGCCATCCCCGCTGGTGACATCACCGGCCTTGGCACGATGGCGACCCAAAACGCCAATAGCGTTGCCATCACGGGCGGGTCGATTAACGGCACAACGGTGGGCTTGGTCACGCCTAGCTCTGGTGCGTTCACAACGCTAACGGCAACGGGCGCGTCAATAACGTCTGCAAACATTGGCGTTGCAAATGTCATAACAAAAGTAGTTACCCCATTTGTTGATGCCGTTGGTTCTGGTGGCGGTCAACTGCGTAACGCAAGCGGCATAAGTCAATTACTTTGGGGCGCTGGCGGCGGCAATAACTTGTCGCTTGAGGTACCAACAAACATCAACCCTGCCAATGGCAACGTATCAATTGCACCAACTGGCACGGGAACGGTAACCATCAATCCAGCAACAGCTGGAACGATGAACAATGTTGCAATCGGCGCAACGACGCCATCTACGGGTAAGTTCACCGAAGTTAACGTTGATAACCTCAACCTCAACGGCAACTCGCTTTCGTCCACAAACACGGACGGCAATGTTGTCCTTGACCCCAACGGCACGGGTGCGGTTGACGTATCGTCGGCAAAGGTCATTAACCTTGCGACCCCGACAAACAACAACGACGCAGCAAACAAGTTGTACGTGGATACGCTGGTTGCCACCGGCATCACGTATCACGCCCCGGTTAAGTACGAAGCCCCCAACGCATATACCGCGAACTACAACCAACCGGGCGGCCCCGGCGTTGGTGTAGGCGCTACGCTGACTAACGCAGGTACGCTGGCGGCATTTGCCCCTGACGGCCCGACAGCTTCGATTGGCGACCGCATCCTTATCTACAATCAGGCTAGCGCGCTGCAAAACGGCGTGTACACCGTCACAACCGTAGGCGACGGGTCTACGGCGTGGGTGCTGACCCGTGCGACGGACGCTGACACGTACGCGCTAAAAACCCCAAACAGCTTGGGCGAGGGAGATGCGTTCTTCGTTACCTCGGGCAACACGGGTGCAGGCGAAACCTACGTCTGTAACACCCAAGGCACGATTACGTTTGGCACAACTGCCATTAATTTTGTGCAGATTTCATCGGCACAGATTTACTCGGCAGGCAACGGCCTTACCCTCACCAACCTTACGTTCTCGCTAACAGCGCCCGTATCCGTTGCTAACGGCGGTACTGCGCTAACTTCTACCCCGACAAACGGCCAGCTTTTGGTTGGTAACGGTAGCGGCTATACCCTTGCATCCTTGACCGCAGGCAGCGGCATTTCTGTCACCAATGGCGCGGGAAGCATCACGATTGCAGCCACAGGTGGCGGCGTTGTTGAAGCTTATGCGTGGTTCATTTCGTAGGACATCACCATGGCATTACTTGTACTCGACGCAACTACCAAATCCATCGTCTGCACCATGTCGGGGGCGGCGGCAACGACCAACCCTGACTTTACGGCTGCATGGGCGGATAACACCGGCTCGGCCTTTACCGAGGGCGCTACTGATGGCGCGCTAAACGGCACAAGCAGCGTGACGCTGGTAGCCGCTCCGGCTTCCTCTACGCGCCGTGCAATCAAGACCATCACGATCCAGAACCGCGATACGGCAGCGGTTACGGTCACCGTTTCGTACAACAACAACAGCACCCTGCGAACTATCGCCAAGGTCACGTTGCAGGTTGGCGATACGTGGACGACAGACGGCACCTTCGACACAACCGGATCGCTGAAACAGGTTGTTGGTAACGTCAATCTTGCCACGCAAGTCACCGGCACGTTGGCGGTTGCTAACGGCGGCACCGGATCATCGACCGGATCATTAGCCAACTGCACGGTCGACGGCACCAACCCAGTCGGTTACCGCAACATCCCGCAGTCAGGCTCGGCCAAGACGACGAGCTACACGCTAGTCACGGGCGATGTAGGCGAGTTTATCAACGTTGGGTCAGGTGGGTCGGTGACGATCCCTGACGCTACGTTCGCAGCAGGCGATGTTGTTTCGGTGTTTAACAACACCTCTGGCAACATTACAATTACCTGCACCATTACCACGGCCTATATCGCAGGAACGGACTCAGATAAAGCAACGATGACGCTTGCCACCCGTGGCGTTGCAACCATCTTGTTTATTTCCGGTACGGTTTGCGTAGTCAACGGAAACGTTAGCTAATGAGCGGTATTCAGCAGTTGCTGTTGGGTGGTTCGCAGGTCGTCTCTGACCCAAACTTTGAGTACACGACTCTGTTGCTGCCCGGTAACGGCACGAACGGCGCACAGAACAACACGTTCCTCGATAGCAGTACCAACAACTTCTCGATCACCCGCAACGGCAACACGACGCAGGGTACGTTCTCGCCATTCTCGCAGACGGGGTGGGGGAACTACTTTGATGGGACAAGCGGGCAGTTCTTAAACACCGTCGCAAATACAGCATTTAATTTTGGAACCGGCGACTTTACCGTTGAAGGATGGGTATATCCCACATCCACATCTGGAACCCGACCTATTGTTGAAATTCGTACGTCTGCCGCAAATTCAACCGGATTTGCACTTTTAAGTCAGTCCGGCGCAACTACGCTGAACGTGTACACAAATGGCGGATTTGCAGGAGCGTCAACCGGCTCTATTGCCACTAATCAATGGAATCACGTTGCATTAGTAAGAAGCGGAAATACTTGGACGTATTACATTAACGGCACATCAAGCGGGTCATTTACCAATTCTTCAACGCAAAGTGACGGCGGCACGACCGGGCCGAAGATTGCAGGCTCAACAACTGCTGGCGAAATATGGATTGGATATATTTCAAATATTCGTATCGTCAAAGGCACCGCCGTCTACACCTCCAACTTCACGCCCAGCACTACCCCACTCACGGCCATCAGCGGCACCTCGCTTTTAACTTGCCAATCCAGCAGATTTGCGGATAGCAGTACAAATGCTTTTGCCATTACCGTAAACGGTTCCCCCTCCGTCCAAGCCTTCTCCCCGTTCAACCCCACGGCTGCTTGGTCTGCCTCGACGAATGGCGGCAGCGGGTATTTCGATGGGAGTGGGGATTACCTGACCACCACGACTTCTTCCGCGTTTGACCTTTCAAGCGGAGATTGGACGATTCAAGGTTGGTATTACCCAACGGCCTACTCTGCCGGAAACAACGTACTTATTTATGTAGGAACGTCGGCGGGAGATAAAATTGTCATTGCGGATATTTCAACTGGCGGCAGCGGACTGTACTATTTGCTGAATGGTTCACCCGTTATTACATCCTCAACAAAGGCACCGCTTAATGCTTGGTCATTCTTTGCTTTGGTCAAGAGCGGAAGTACAACGACCCTGTATCTGAACGGCGTTTCTCTTGGAACTACTACATCTGTTCCAACGTCGTCTAACAAAAGCGTTAACCTCGGATCAGATGCGGGTGCCGCAGTATTCCAAGGGTACTTTGCGGATATTCGGATTCTTAAGGGAACGGCTAACACCGCAGTCCCAACCGCCCCGCTTACGGCCATCACCGATACCTCGCTCCTGCTCAACTACACCAACGCAGGCATCTACGACGCTACGTCCAAGAACGATCTTGAGACGGTCGGCAACGCGCAGATCAGCACGACGCAGAGCAAGTTCGGCGGCTCGTCGATGTATTTCGATGGGACGGGGGACTTTGCTAATACTGCTCCGACAATAAATCTGGAGTTTGGCAGCGGCGACTTTACTATTGAAGGGTGGATTTACCCAACCGTTACAACTCGAATGGCGCTGTATCACGGAAGTTCGGGAACCGATTGGAGTATTGGTATTGATTACCAAAGTCAAAAATTCTGCATTTGGGCAAGTAGTAACGGAACCACTTGGAATTTGATTAACGCAGACGGCGGCGGTAATGGAATTGGCACGATCACAATCGCCACAAACACATGGACTCATGTTGCGTTCGTTCGCTCTGGCACTACTTGGCAAACGTATATCAATGGAACGCGCGACCTAAACTTAACCGGCATTTCCGGGTCTATTGTTAATAGAGCAACTTCTGCCAAGTCCATTGCTAAATGGTGGTTTTCAACCGGCAGCGGCGTCCCCGGCGTATGGAACGGATACATTCAAGACTTCCGCATTACCAAAGGCGTTGCCCGCTACACCGCTAACTTTACCGCCCCAACTGCGGCGTTCCCGCTTCTGTGAGATAACCCATGACGCTTTATAGTTTCAAAGGCCACTACCCCGTCGAGCAGATCGACAACAATAAGGGTTGGTACGAGGTTCCCGCCAAGCCGGAAGCGGTAGAGGGCAAGGAAGTTTCGTGGCTAAATGGCGAGTGGGTTGTGCGTGACCCGAAGCCAGAGGATCGTCCGGGCTTTCAATGGAATTGGAACCATGACGCAAAGGATTGGGTCGAGTGCGTGTATTTGGTAACTGACTCCGAGCTACCCGTTATTGAGCCGATTGGCGAAGTGTCCTCTATGTCAGCTATGTCGGCGGTTAGCACCCTCTAATGTTCGCTATCGCGCCATTTTGCGTTCTGCCGTTTGCGGTTGCCGAGGTCACGGTACCGCCGCCGCCACCGCCTGTCGTCGTTATTGACACGCACGACGGTGGCAAGAACACGCACAAGAAGCGCAAAGAGCCGCGATATGACGAGGATTCCAAGCTGCGTGAGGCGCGGCGCAAGGAAGTCATCGCAATCTACGAGGAACTGGTTGAGGGTCGACCGCGTGTGGTGGCCGAGATCGTTGCCCCGTTTGTTGAAGAACAGACCCGGTTTGATATACCCCCGGTCAATGCCATCGACTTTGACGCCCTCCTTGCAGATGTGGCTCGGGTTGAGGCGCTGCATCGGGAACTTGAAGAAATGGACGATGAAGAAGTATTGTTGCTCCTATGAAACGAACGTACATATTGGTTGACGGTGAGTTTGTTGAGCGCAAGAAGGACGCCAAGGGGCATTACCACTACGTCGTCCCCGACATCACGCCATACAAATCCATGATTGACGGCCAAATGGTTACGTCTAGGTCAGAGCATCGACGCCACCTCAAGGCGAACAACTGCATTGAGGTTGGCAACGAAGACCCCTCTAAACACATGGCGAGGGAGAAGCCTGACAATTCGCGGTTAGAGCGCCTTAAATGGGAGGTCAACAATCGACTGACCAACGATCAAGCTGATCGTCTGCTGCGCGACCTGCGTCAACACGCCAACTTTACCAATCCCCACAGGAGAGGATGACGATGAGCGACAATACCGTTGACCAAGCCCCCACAGAGGCTAATGAGACGCTAGACCGCAAGGAATTGCTGTCCCAGCAGTTTGAGGAAGCCGAAGCCAATAATGGCCGTGACGAATCAGGCCGATTCGCCAAAACCATTGTACAAGAGGAAGCCCCCGCACCGGAACCCGTCGAGGAACCCGTGTGGAAGCGCCCTCCGCTGTCGTGGAAAAAGGATTATCACGAGGTTTGGCAGAAAGCCGACCCTCGCTTGCAGGAATACGCTTTCCAGCGCGAAGAACAGATGCGCCGTGGCGTGGAACCCCTGCTCCAAGCCAAGCAGTTTGCCGATTCCATGCAGGAGGTCATCAGCCCCTACATGACGACGCTAAACGGCCTTGGCATGAAGCCAGAGCAGGCCATTTCGGCGTTGCTGAAGGCTGACCACACGCTGCGTACGTCTGACCCGCAGACCCGACTGAACTATTTTATGCAGTTAGCGGGTGAATACGGAATTAACCTTCAAGGTATGCCGCAAGGTCAGCAGCAAGCGGTCGATCCGACTATTTTTGCGTTGAAAAACGAGCTTGCCAGCGTGCGTGGCGAAGTCACAACGTGGAAGCAACAACAGGAAGCCGCAGAACAGGCTGTCCTTTCTAACGAAATTGAAGGCTTTGCCCAAAAGGCAGAGTTTTTCGAAGAAGCCAGACCCGAGATGATTAAGCTCCTCCAAAGCGGTGTAGCCGAGACATTGGAAGACGCTTATGATAGAGCGGTTTATGGCAATCGAGAGCTGCGGGAAAAGGTTTTGTCAGCCCAACAGGCAGAGCAAAACGCGAAAATGGCCGCAGAAAAGAACCGAGCAGCGAAAGCCGCTCGGGCCGCTGCTGTGAGTGTCAGAAGCGCCACACCCGGTGCTAACACGGCTCCCAAAGCGCAAAGTCGTCGGGCGTTGATCGAAGAAGCCTTCGAAGAAACAACAGCCCGGTTGTAACCAACTGATATAGGAGCATCAAAATGGCATTTGCCAACTCAAGTATCAGCGACATCATCGCTACTACAATCCAGAGCCGTAGCGGTGCACTCGCTGACAACGTGACGAACAACAACGCGTTGCTTCGTCGTCTTAAGGAGCGTGGGAACGTCAAGACGTTCTCGGGCGGTAACGTGATTTTGCAGGAAATCATGTACACCGATCCGACCACGAACAACACGAACAGCTACTCCGGTTACGAAGTGCTGAACGTGGGTCAGAACAGCCCGATTAGCTCGGCGCAGTTCTCCATCACGCAGTACGCTTCTGCGGTGACCATCTCGGGTCTGGAAATGATCCAGAACTCGGGCAAGGAGGCGATCATCGACCTTCTTGACGGTCGCATGGAAGTGGCCGAAGCCCAGCTGGCTAACCGCATCAGCGGTGACCTGTATGGCGACGGCACCGGCAACGCGGGTAAGAACCTCACGGGTCTTGCTGCTGCTGTGCCGGATGACCCGACTGTTGGCACCTACGGTGGCATCAATCGCGCCGTGTGGTCGTTCTGGCAGTCGAAGAAATACAGCGGCTTGACCGATGGTCTCGCGGCTGTTTCGTCGACGAACATCCAAGGCTATATGGACGCCTTGGCTGTGCAGCTGGTTCGTGGAACCGACAAGCCTGACCTCATCGTTGCAGACAACAACTACTATCGGTTGTATTTGCAGTCGTTGCAGGCCATCCAGCGCATCACGGACGCTGGTTCGGGCATGGCGGGCGCGGGCTTTGCCTCCCTCAAGTACTACGGCGCGGGCATGGCCTCCGACGTTGTGCTGGACGGTGGTATCGGTTCGTCCACCTACAACAGCGGTTCGGGCAACGCAAACCACATGTGGTTCCTGAACACCAAGTACCTGATGTTCCGCCCCCACAAGGATCGCAACTTTGTTCCGATCGGTGGTGAGCGTCAGGCCGTCAACCAAGACGCCATTGTGAAACTGATTGGCTGGGCCGGTAACCTTACCTGCTCGGGCAGCCAGTTCCAAGGCGTGTTGATCGCTTAAGGAGGGCACGAAAATGTCTATTTCCGTTTCAAACATGATTGGTGTTTCGCTTGAATACACCGATGCTTCGCCCTCGTTTGCAGTCGGTACGACCGTTAACTTGAGCGACGGCGGCCAAGCTGTGTATGTGCGTGCGTCCTCGGACGTCGCCCAGTACAGCGCGGTTTCCGTTCGCGTTGATAACACGGTTGTTCCGATTACGACGACCAACTCTGCTAACAGCAAGGTGGTGGGTTTTGCTCAAGCGTCGATTGCCTCGGCCTACTACGGCTGGGTGCAGATCGGCGGCAAGCCTGTCGTCAAGCTCGCAGCGTCGTGCCTCCCGGCTGTGCCGCTCTATACGACGGCAACGGCGGGAACGCTTGACGATGCGGTGGTCAGCGGCGGTTTGGTGGCGGGCATCGTTGCCCTCACCACGGCCTCTGGCGCTACTGCCCTGACTTGCGTTGCGGGTTACCCGCACGTTCTGTCGGGTGTGGCTGGCTAACCATGCAGCCTCTGGAGATCACGGTCGTAGCAGCAGGTACGGAAGAGGAACTTTGTTCCAATATCCGCTCTGCTCTCGCCCGTGGTCTGCCAGAACTGACCCTCGCTCCCATCAAGCACGATGGCAACATCGTATTGGTGGCGAGCGGGTGGTCTATGCCGGACTACATTGATGAGATTAAGGCGCACCGCCGAGCCGGTCGCCCGATTGTGGCTGTAAAGGCCGCACACGACTTTTTGGTGGAAAACGGGGTAGCCCCCGACCTGTGGGTTAATCTTGACCCGCGTGACCGCACAAGCGGTATACAGCGGCTTAACGACCACACCACCTATATGCCCGCTTCTCGTTGCCCGCCCTCGACATTTGACCACCTTAAAGGGCGCAACGTGTTGCTGTGGCACTCATGGGCAGAAGGCCCAGAAATGGAGGCCATTGGCCCCAACCGAATTGCTATTGGTGGTGGCACGACCTCGGGTCTGCGAGCCATCAACATTGGTTACGTTCTTGGATTCCGTCATTTCACGCTGTACGGCTACGACTCTTGCAATCGCGCTGACGGCGTTAAGCGTTTCACGGGTGAAACAACAGGCCCGTCAGTTGACGTATATGTAGGCGGCCCCGGTGGTCGCAAATTCAACTGCAACGCTGCTATGGCGCAGCAAGCTAACGAATTCCAAAAGCTGTTTGACGTTATGGGCGACATCAAGCTGGACGTTAAAGGGCCGGGACTGATTGCCGAAATCATGCGGGTACGTGAAGCGAGGGCAGCCTAATGGCAATTCCCTCCCGCGTACTTGGTAGCGGCATTAGCCAGCTATCGACCGTCTCCATTTGCGGTGACGGCACAGCCTCAGTCACGGCAGCCGGTACGTCAGCCGGTAATGCCACACAGCTAACTTACGTCTACAACAACGTCACGACGGTGGGATCGGGCGCAGGGGTCAAACTCCCGCAGACCGAAATGGGCGAAACCATTATTGTGCGTAATGGCGGTGCAAACCCGTTGCTGGTGTATCCTTATGACGCCAACAGCAGCATCAACAGCGTAGGTTCTGGACTAATCAACACGGGTTGCTCGGCTTTGTTTTTTGCCGTCAGCAACACGGTTTGGGAAGAATTGCAGGGGTTTGGGCGAGCAGTCCCCATCCTGCATTATGGTGCGTTTTCGGACACTACGACGCAGACGGCAGCGGCCACTAACACCGCTTACGGCATGAAGTTTAATACCACCGATAGCAGCAATGGCGTGTCTATCGGATCGCCCACTTCCCGCGTTGTCGTGGACTACCAAGGCGTCTATAACGTCCAGTTTTCGGCGCAATTAGACAAAACGTCGGGCGCTACAGGAAACATCTATATTTGGTTGCGTAAGAACGGCACCAATGTGGCGAATACCACCACTACAATCGCCGTTCAAGGCTCTGCTGCACGTACCGTTGCAGCGTGGAACTTCATCATCCAACTTGAGCCTACCAACTACGTTGAGTTGATGTGGGCAGTTGATGACACAAGCGTTAGAATTCTTGCAGCCAGCGCGACAAGCGTGTGGCCTGCGATTCCCTCGGTTATTTGTACTTTGACCCAAGTCAATAACCTTTAACCCCAATCCCCACAGGAGAAAGGAAAATGGCCCTAGATAGCGACATCAACAACGCCG